GGGAGATTTAGATCAGTGCAAGCCATTAAAAGATATGATACTAAATCCTGAATCAAATGATATATATGCTGTAGAGACAGACTTAATGGATGCTGACGGAACAATTGCTAAAGCTGGTTTATTTATACCTGAGCAATGGTCAATGCCTCCCTACATAGATGCTTATGGTAATTCACAAATTGAAGAAGCAAAAGAAGCAATAATAAAAGAAAGAGAAAGATGGAAGTCAGAATTAAATGGTGAGCAATATCAGTTAAGGATATCTCAGAAACCAATGAATATTTCAGAAGCTTTTGCATATAGAAAAGCATCTATATTTCCACAAGGTATACTAAGTAAGCAACTAAAGAACAAGAAGGTATTATAGCAAAGAGAACTAAAAAACTTCCTATTAGTGAGTTCCCTGTAAATAAGAAGCAACATGATAAGACAGGTACTATTGTAGTATGGGAAAGACCAGCAAGTAAGAAACCAGAATTTGGTGCATACTATGCATCTATTGACCCTGTATCAGAGGGAAAGACAACAACATCAGATTCATTATGTAGCATATTTGTATATAAGAATGCAGTAGAAGTAATTAGAACAACAGAAGCAGGTGACACTGAACAGTTTATAGAAAAAGATAAAATAGTAGCAGCTTGGTGTGGTAGGTTTGATGATATAAATAAAACACATGAGAGATTAGAATTATTAATAGAATGGTATAATGCATGGACACTTGTTGAAAATAACATATCATTATTTATACAACATATGATTGCAAGGAAAAAACAAAGATACCTTGTACCAAAACAACAGATATTATTTTTAAAAGATTTGGGATCTAATAGAACTGTATATCAAGAGTATGGTTGGAAGAATACAGGAACACTGTTTAAGAGTCATCTTATATCATATGCAATAGAATTTATAAGAGAAGTAATTGATGAAGATTTAGATGATAGTGGTAATGTAATGAATCAAACTTTAGGAGTAGAAAGAATACCAGATCCTATGTTATTAAAAGAAATGTTAGCTTACTATCCAGGACTAAACGTGGATAGACTAGTTGCCTTTGGTGCTTTAATTGCATTTGCTAAAATTCAACAATCTAATAGAGGATACTCTAAAAGACGTGAATCTGAGTCTAATTCCTTGGTTAATCCAAATAAAATAAGTAAATTAAAGTATAGTCCGTTCAAAAATATAGGACGTGGAAAAAGCAGTCAACTAAGGAAAATTAGGAGATCTGGTTTTAAGAATTATAAATAAAATATCAAAGAATGAGAGTATTAAATGCAATGCAACTTAAAAATGGGGCAAAAGCAGAAAGTGGGCCTACGTTTTCAAGCTTAACTCAACCTACTCAATTTTTACCTTTTTCTAAAAAAACTGATGACTGGGCTGCCTGGAATTTAGATTGGTTAGAATTACAAGGTATAGAGTTCTTACGTTTAAATGCAAGAAGACTTCTTAAGAATTATAAACTTGCAAAAGGTATTATTGATAAATCAGATTATATTGTTGAACCAGACAATGACTATAAAGAGTTGATGGATGTATTAACTCAAGAGAATGATTCTGCACTTGAGCTTAAGTTTTATCCTATAATTCCAAATGTTGTTAATGTTCTTACAGGTGAGTTTGCAAAGAGATATTCTAAAGTACAATTCAGAGCAGTAGATGATACATCTTACAATGAGATGTTGGAACAAAAAAGAATGCAAGTAGAACAAGCTTTATTAGCTGATGCTGAGAAAAATCTTTTGATGAAGATGCTTGAGATGGGTATGGATCCTGGATCAGAAGAAGCACAAAAAAGTTTAGCTCCAGAAAATATTAAGACTTTACCAGAGATAGAAGACTTTTTTAGTAAGTCATATAGAAGTATGGTAGAAGAATGGGCTACTCATCAAATGAATGTAGATGAGGAAAGATTCCATATGCAAGAGTTAGAAGAAAGAGGTTTCCGTGATATGCTCATATGTGATAGAGAGTTCTGGCATTTCCGTATGTTAGAAGATGACTATGATGTAGAGTTGTGGAATCCGGTATTAACATTCTATCAAAAATCTCCTGACCAAAGATATATAGCAGATTCAAATTATGTTGGTAAGATTGATTTGATGACTGTTGCTGATGTAGTAGATAGGTATGGATATTTGATGGATGAAAAACAACTTAAATCATTACAAAAGATTTATCCAGCAAGATCTGCACAATATCAAGTAAATGGTTATCAAAATGATGGTGCTTACTATGATGCTACTAGATCTCATGCATGGAATACTAATATGCCTGGATTAGCATATAGACAATACACAAGTAATTATTGGAATGATCCAGCTGTAGGAGGAGATATTATAAGTGAGATCCTTGATCAGAGTGAAGATATGACACCACTAGATGAAGGTAACTTAATGAGAGTATCAACTATTTATTGGAAGACTCAACGTAAAGTTGGACACCTTACAAAAATAGAAATGGATGGAGAAGTTATACAAGAAGTTGTAGATGAAACATTCAAGGTAACTGAAAAACCTATTTATGATACTTCTATATTCAAAAATAAAACTGCTGAGAATCTATTACAGGGAGAACATATTGAATGGATATGGATTAATGAAGTATGGGGTGGTGTGAAAATTGGACCAAACCTACCTGCTATGTGGAGATCCACTATGGGTGATAATATAAATCCAATATACATAGGAATAAATAGAACAAAACCTGGTAGACTACCTTTTCAATTCAAAGGAAACAATACACTATATGGATGTAAACTTCCAGTAGAAGGAAGAGTATTCTCAGATAGAAATACCAGGTCAACTTCATTAGTAGATTTAATGAAGGCTTATCAAGTTGGTTACAATATGGTTAATAATCAAATTGCAGACATTCTAATAGATGAATTAGGGACAGTAATAATGTTTGATCAAAATGCTTTACCACGTCACTCTATGGGTGAGGACTGGGGTAAGAATAATTATGCCAAAGCATACGTAGCAATGAAGGATTTTCAAATGTTACCGTTAGATACTTCAATTACTAATACTGAGAATGCAACCAACTTCAATCACTACCAGACTCTTAACATGGAGCAGACTAGTAGACTTATGTCTAGAATCCAATTAGCAAACTATTTTAAACAACAATGTTTTGATGCTATTGGTGTTAATCCACAACGTTTAGGAGGTGCTGTATCAGCACAGACAGCAACTGGTGTAGTACAGGCTATGCAACAATCATATGCCCAAACAGAAATGTACTTTGTTCAGCATTCAGATCAACTAATGCCTAGGGTACATCAAATGAGAACTGATCTTGCACAATACTATCAAAGTAATAATCCAAGTATTAGACTTTCTTATATTTCAACAGAAGCAGAAAAAGTTAATTTTACAATTAATGGTACAGATCTATTAATGAGAGACTTTAATATTTTTGCAACAACTAAAACTAATCATAGAGCTATCTTAGAGAACTTAAAGCAAATGGCTCTTACTAACAATACTACAGGAGCAAGTATCTATGAATTAGGTAACATTGTTAAAGCAGATTCTATTGCAGAGGTGACAGATATACTTAAAGATTCTGAAGTAAGACAACAAATGCAACGTCAACAAGAAATGCAACAAGCTCAACAAATGCAGCAGCAACAATTAGAAGCTAAAGCTAAAGAAGAGCAAATGAAGCTACAAGTTGAAATGGAAGAAAATGAAAAGGATAGAAGAAATGATGTATTACTAGCTGAAATTAGATCTGCAGGATATGGTTCTATGGTAGATATAAATCAGAATCAACAATCTGATTATCAAGATGCTATAAAAGAAATTAGAGAGACAACTCAATACAGAGAGCAAATGAACTTAAAACGTGAAGATATGGCTTCCAAACAAAATATGGAAAGTAGTAGATTAGACGTTGAAAGAGAGAAGATTGCTGCACAAAGAGACATTGCTAATACTAAACTTGAAATAGCACGTGAGAACAAAAATAAGTATGATACACCTAATTCTGAAGATAAAAAATAGGTGTTAGCTATATACTGCTAAAAACTTTCAATCTTTTTAAAATTTTATAAGTTTAATTAATAAAACATTTCTTATATTATATATATAGAAAGTATTAATTATTTAAAACCAACATAATTATGAGTTCAAAAGTAGAAACTATGGATAGTAAAGTTGAAACCTTAGACATTAATTTGGATGAGATTTTTAGTGGAGCACCAGGAGGTGATGCCGTAACTTTACCAGAGGAGAATAAAGATACTCCTAAACAAAATAACATCTTTACAAGAAAAGATAAATCTGATTTTTCATTTGCAGATCCAGATAAAGATGATGCAGATGATTTGACAGCTAAGGTAGATGAGAAGAAAGAAGAAAAAGTTGTTGAAGAAAAAACAGAGGTAACAGATACTCCTGAAAATGAAACAGAGGTAAAACAGGAAGCAAAAAAAGAAGGTGGTGATATTTTAGATACCTTAGATGATGAAACTGAAGAAGATGTAGAAAAATCTAAAAGAGGTAGAAAACCAATTAATGGTATAGCTGATGTATTTACAAAGCTAATAAAGGATGATAAGATAGTTCCTTTTGATGATGACAAACCATTAGAGGAATATACTGCTAAAGATTGGGAAGAACTTGTTCAAGCTAATTTAGAAGAAAGAGCTAATCAAGTAAGAAGAGAAACTCCAAAACAATTCTTTAACAGTTTACCACAGGAATTACAAATTGCAGCTAGATATGTTGCAGATGGTGGTAAAGATTTAAGAGGTTTATTTTCTACACTTTCAGCTGTAGAAGAAAACAGAGCTTTAGATGTAAAAAGTGAAAAGGATCAAGAAAGAATTATAACTGAGTACTTAGGTGCTACTGGTTATGGTACAAGTGAAGAGATCCAAGAAGAAATAGAGATATGGAAAGATTTAGGAAAATTAGAACAACAAGCTTCTAAGTTTAAACCTAAATTGGATAAGATGCAGGAGAAAGTTGTTGCAAAGAAATTGCAAGAGCAAGAAATGAAAAGAAAGCAACAAGAACAAGCATCTCAAGCATATATGAAAAATGTATATGATACATTGAAAGATGGTAAGATAGGAGAAATCAAAGTTGATAAAAAGACTCAAGCTATGTTATATAATGGTTTAGTCTCTCCTTCATATCCATCTGTAAGTGGGAAGAATACTAATTTATTAGGACACTTACTAGAAAAGTATCAATTTGTTGAGCCAAACTATAGTTTGATCTCTGAAGCATTGTGGTTATTACAAGATCCAGATGGATACAAAGCAAAGATAATGCAAAAGGGAGCTCAAGCAAGTGTTGAGAAAACTGTTAGAAAATTAAAAACAGAACAAGCAAATGCTGGTGGATCAACTTCATTAGGAGTTAAAGATAAAGAACCTGCATCTGCAAGAACAACAGGAAGAAAAAAATTACAAAGAGCCAACAACATTTTTAAAAGGATGTAAAAGAAATTTAATTAAGTAAATTAAATATAGAGTGAAAACAATTATTAACAATTAAAACAATCAATTATTATGGCAACTCCAGTTTTAAATAATGGGATTTTCCTACGTGATACAAGCTACAAAGCCAGTTCACATATTGATTCTTATCACCTAACCCAGATGCTTGGTAATGCTGAGCCTATGGATATGGGACCAATTGACTTATGGGCAATGACTCAGAAGGTAGAAATGCCTTTATATCAAATGGCTTCTTTTGGTGGAAAGAATACAATTCTTGTGGATAACGCTAGAGGTGAGTACAAGTGGCAAACTCCTATTGCACAGGATCTACCTTATATTGTTGCAGACATTGAGCCTGCTAACGCTAATAAGGGAATTGACGGAACAACGTTCCAGATTAAGATCAACAAAAGAACTTTTGGACATGGTGACATTATTACTTATGATAAGTATAATGGATTAGAATTATACATTACTGCTGCAGATATTATACCTGCTGGTGATGGATTTGTCTACACATGTCAATTAGTTAACAACAACAACTCTGCTGTTTTAGATAACAAGTACCTAGCTAAAGGAACAAAATTCTTTAGAAAAGGTTCTGCTAGAGGTGAGTATGGGGAAAGATTTTCTGACATTGAAACAGGATCTGGATTCCGTGAATTCTACAACTTTGTAGGAGGAGCTGAAGCACACGTACACTATTCAATTTCAAGCCGTGCTGATCTTATGATCAAAGGTGGTTTGAATGCTGATGGTACTGTACCAGTTACTGAGATTTGGAGAAATTTTGACAATGACCCAAACAATCCATCTGTACCTAGTATAGAAGGATTAGTAGCAACTATGGGTAAAGCTGGTGCTAGAGAAGCATTTGAGAATGGAACTCTTACAAGAACGTTCATTACAAATATGGAAGCAGCACACTTATCTAAAATTGCAACAGATATAGAAACTTACCTAATGTGGGGTAAAGGTGGTAGAATTAAACAAGACGGTCCAGATGACATTAGATTATCTGTAGGTTTATGGTCACAGTTAGACAACTCATTTAAAAGAGTTTATAACAAGTCATCATTTACTCTTGACATGTTTAAGTCTGAGCTTTATAACTTCTATCAAGGTAAAGTAGAATTTAAAGGACCAGATCCACAAAGATCACTTGTTGTACAAACAGGTATTGGTGGAATGCAACTTATCAACAAAGCAATTGCTGATGAAGTGTATGGTTCAGGTTTAGTCCAAAATGCATCTCAAATTGGTGCTGTAAGTGGGCAAGGTATGGATTTAGATTATGGTTTTGCTTACACAAGCTTTACTATTCCTTTCTTAGCAAATGTTAAGTTTGTACTGAATCCAGCGTTTGATAATCTAAATACTAATGATATTGAGAATCCATTAATTGATGGAAGACCATTAAGTTCATTTAGTTTTATTATCTTTGACGTTACTGATGAAGGAAATGATAACATTCACTTGTTAAAACTTTCTTGGGATAATCAACTTAAGTGGTTCTACCAAAATGGTACTATGGACTACATGGGAAGAACTCAAGGATTTGCTTCTACAGGACAGTTCAATGGATATAGAGTTTATATGACTCAGACCATGCCAGCTATATGGGTTAAGGATCCAACTAAAGTTCTTAAAATTGTAATGAGAAACCCAATTACGGGAGGATCATTCTAAGAATAATAATAAATAAGGGAGGGGAGTTAAACCTCCTCCCTTTATTTTTAACCTTTAAAAATTAGAAATTATGGCGGCACCAAAGCAAGTATATAAATTAAGTCAACAGTTTGAAAGCCCTGCTTATGAAGGGGCTACAAGAGCTCAGACAGGTAATGCTAGATTACTTCATGTGAATCTAGTGATTAGCTGGTTACGTGATCTTGCTGGTTCTGATACATATGCAGATGAAACTGCTGCAAAAGCAGCTGGATTAGAAAAAGGTGATCTCTATTTAAAAGATGGAGACTCAGCTATTCACATTGTATTGACTTAGTCAAATAACTATAGCAAGGGTAATACCTTGCTTTAGAAACTTAATAATAAGAATGTACATAATTATGTACTTTTGACTAAAACAATTATTAATTTTAAAAACCAAATGTTATGAGTGATTACACTATTGTAGAAAAATACCAACAAGAAAAAAGGCAAAGTACTGTTGCCATCCGTCCATACTTTAATCCTAATAAAGAAAATATGGGATTAGAACAATACGGTTTAGCTATGCATGATGGAGTTTACCATGAGGAATCTCTTGCATGTTTAGAAATGAATGGAGTTAAAAGATATGTTACTGGATTAAATGAGTTTGCTCCAGAAGTTAAAATGTTACCTCCAAAAGAAAAGAAAGAAAAAATAAAAGAAATTAGAACAGTAGTTGCAGAGCTTGAAGCAGAATTAGCTGCTAATATAGTAGATCCAGAAGATAAAGATTTTTGGAATAAACTATCATTATTAAAGCCTGATAATTCTAAGTTCTGGGATAAGATCTCAATCAGATGTGGAAATGATCCAGTCTTTTTAGATCCAGAGTATGATCCTTATGATAAAATAAAAATATATGCAATTAATGCAGGTGGGTTTTCTATTGTTGCTAAATCTCTAAGAGCAGCTAAAAGTGCTCCTAGAGCTCCTAAGTTTTACTTAGATAGTTTAGAAGAAACTTTAAGTACAAGAACTGAGTTAAGCAAATTAAGAAACAAAGCTGTAGTTGAATTAGAAAAATTATTTGATTCAAACACAAGCAAGTTAATGTATGTAGCAAAAGTTGTTGATGTTAATAGTAGTCAATATGTAAAGAGTACTCCAACAGATATTCTTTATGAAAATATGAATGATTACATTAATGGAAATGGTGCTGAGTCAAACAAGAAAAGGGCAGCTCAGAACTTTTTAGATGTAGCAAGATTGAGTATGGAAGAAATTAAAATAAGAGCTTTAATTAAAGATGCATTATTTTATAGATTCCTAACAACAAAACCAGGTGGTTGGATTGAGCCTATTGATAGTGGACATAGATTAGGTAAAATTCCTGCTGAGTGTTTAGAATATTTAATGAAACCAGAGAATGATGAAATTTTAGATTCTTTATTGGCTAAAGTTGAACCATATTGGAACTCATAAAAAAAATAAATGGAAAATAGTACTCTTATAATTAAACTCAAACAAAGGCTAAATAAATTAGATAGTCAAGATTTTGATAATATTGAAACATGGCAATTTATTGAAGCATTTAATAAGTGTCAAGTTGAATGGTGTAGAAGAAATTTACACGGTGGTAACATGTACAAAGAAGGAGATGAGTTATCTAAAAAAAGAATAGATGACTTACAACCTTTACTAATAGAGTTATCTCTTACAGGTACTCAGTATGATGATTACTTTGAAGCTACCAACTTTCCACTTGAAACTTATTTAGAGTTTAAAAGAGTAAGTACTGATGCAACAACAGAATGTTGTCCAGATCCTAGATCAATGACTGTATATTTAGCTGAAGAGGCTAATGTTCCATTGATCTTAAGAGATCCGTTAAAGAACCCTAGTTTTGAATGGGGTGAAACGTTCTGTACTATGCTGGATAATAGAATCAGAATATATAGACAAAGTGATTTTAATATAGTAAATCCTGTTCTAACATATTATAGAAAGCCAGTATATATACAGATACCTAATGTAACAGATCCTTATACAGGTGACATCAGTTTAGTAAATGTAAATTGTGAATTTAAAGATGACTTAGTAGAAGTTATTTTAGATGACACAGCAGCTTTGATTGCAGGAGATATAGAAAACTTATATCAACAAAAAAGAGGGCAAGCACAAGCTGAAAGAAATAATTAATATACAAGTAATTAAATTGATTTTTTGTATATTATTATAGTAGCACTAACGCTACAAGCAGAGTAAACTGTTAAAATCATTTTTTTATTAACCAGTGAGGGTAATGGTCCTCACACAAATTTTAAATTATGGCTTATTTTAATCATGCATTTAACAAGACATTTGTTGTAGGTTCTGTAGCCGGAGCTGGAGTAGCAACAAGTGCACTGACCTCAGGTCAGTTTGCTCTTGTGAATGGAGATGCTTGGACCTCAGTACTTGCTAATGGTGGAGCTCCGGTTATGCCGGAAGGAGCATTAGCTTACTTAGTTCAAGGATCTTTTTATTCAAAAGACTCAATTGGTAACAATCCAGGACATGGAGGTTACAAAGAGTCAGTTAAATCTAAGGGTATTAACCCAAGATATATTACTGACTTATGGAGAGGAAACTGTTCAGTAGCATCAAAAGCTACAGCTAAATTATGTTTAGCTTCAGACTGTGCTCCATGTGGTAAAACACAATTTGCAAGAATTGATGTGAAGGGTTCACCTGCACTAAGATTCTTAAATCATAACGCATATGCAATTGGTGACTCATCAAATGTATGCTGTGTTGATGGACAAGAATATCTTGATCCAGCATTAGTTTTAGCAAAAATGATGGAACAATTAATTGGAAATGGACTAGCAAAAGATGATGTAAATTATCAAGCTGGTAATCCACTTATTACTCCTTTTGTTGCTGAAGGTGATCCTGATGGGGTAAAAACTTTTAATGCTATTGCTGCTGTAGGTGTAGGAACAGGTTATGCTCCTTCTTCAACTGCTTTAGCAACTACTGTATCACCTGCAGGTGGTTCAGGTTTAACAGTAAAAGTTGATTCTATTACTGCTGCTGTAGTAACAGTTTCATTAACTGCAGGAGGAACAGGTTATACTAATGGTGCACAAACAAACGTAGCTACTACATCTGATGGTGCTGGTACAGGAGCTACTATTAACTATACAGGTTCTGGTAATGCTATTACTTCTCCATCATTAGGTAACTCTGGTGGTTCAGGATATGTTGTAGGAGAGGTTCTTACAGTTGCAGGTGGTAGTAATGGTAAAGTTACTGTTGCTTCTATTGGTGCTACAGGTGCTATCAAAGCAGTTACTGTATTAAACGAAGGATCTGGATATTCAGTAGGAGATACTGTTACTGTAGTAGGTGGTGGAAATAATGCTGCATTAACTGTAGCTAGTGTTTCTGCAGGATCTATTGAAGTAACTGAAACTACTGCTGCTGGTGTTGTAACTACAGAGTATTACACTATAGCACAAGCTGCTGGTGTAGCTGCTGCTGGTAACTATGTACCATCAACTGATCCTAATGGATCTACTAAGATTTCAGCGTGTGTAACTTTACAAGGAGCTTACGTTGATACTGTATTTGGTAACTGTTCATTTGATACAAGAGATCATTATAATGCAGAGCCAGTTGAAATCATCTTATCTTCATTAGATGAAACTGGTAACCCATGTAATGATTGTGGTGTAGCATCTAGAACTCCAGGATCAATGCAACAAACACAAGGTGAGGAAGTAATTAGAGAACTAATAATGTCTGAAAGATACAGACAAAATCCTTACAACCAAGGAAACGCAGACAGTGCAAGATTTAGAGAAATCCAAATGTCTGATGAATTACTTGCTGCTGTAGATAGAACTGCTACTTATAGAGCATATTATTTACAACACAGTGTTCCAAGGTTTAACAACCCAAGTGGGGTATTTGATAATGATCAGTATGTTTATAAAGTATACATCAAGTGTGATGACGGTGCTTTAAAAACAGCAGTGGATAATATGTGGGAATCTATACATAAGTGGGCTGAGGCTAACTTTAATATGGTCCCAGTAAGATATAACCAATACTGGTAGTCATTACTTATCTTATATTATAATTAGAGCAGGGGTAAATCTCCTGCTCTTTTTATTTTATATTCTGTTTAATTTTTTGTATATTATTTATATAGTATATAAAAGTAAGTTCAAATGGCCAATAAACATATTTTAAGTTTAGAGATACCAACAGTTTCTAACTGTAATCTACTGTGTATCAAGGATACAAGTCAGTACTCTAAAGATTTAGCAGTAGATTGTGAAGAATTACAAATAACATTACCTGGTTTTTCAGTTCCCGTACTAGTAAAAGTAGATAAAGATTTTGACATGTGTTTAACAGCATGTGCACTTAATTTACAAAAAGAAAAGTGTGGTGATACTCAACAAAACATTCCAGATGGTATTTATATTGTAAGATATAGTGTATCTCCAAATAGCAAAGTATATGTTGAATATAATCATTTAAGAGTTACTGCATTATTAACATCATACTATGAAGTATTATGTGATCTTGATGTGCATGCTTGTCAACCTAATTCAACTAAAGAATCATTACTAGCTGAATTAAGTTATATAAGAACTATGATTGATGCAGCAGTTTCTAATGTAGAATATTGTTCATCAGCAGCACAAGGAATGCAATTATATAACTATGCAAAAATTAGATTAAATAAGATCATCTGTCCTACAGGAGACTGTAAGGGTGGCAGTAAAGCTTATTATTAAAACCAATAAATTATGAGTAGCACATGTGCACATTGCAATAGACAGTTCACTTGTGGGTGTCAAAAAGCAAATGTAGATGGTATAATTGTCTGTAAGACATGCGTTACCAACTATAAACAAAGTAAAGCAAGTCAAGCTAAACAAGATCCTAATAGAGATAAAGGTCTTGAATTAGCTAGACAACAAATAGTAGATTTAAGAAATAAATAGTATGGCTGTAGTATCATCATCTAATACCTTGCAACAGGAACATAATTCTTTGATGAAAAGAATACAGATTGAACAAAATTTTGCAAATCAAGCATATGCAAATTTTAAATCAGTAAAGTTTGGTATTAGTCCATGTTGTTATACAGATCTAGTAAATGCTACTATAGATAAAGATTTATGTGATTGGAAAAATTCAAAAAGTAATAAGGTCATAGTTGCAACAAATGCAGATAGCTTATTCTTAGAACCAATTGCACAAGTAAATGAAGATGTTAGTATCTCTTGTCCAGTAATACCAACAAACGTTTGTACTATACTAGACTTAGAGTCAATATTAGCTGACACAGGAACATTTACATTTTGTCAAGATGCTCCATTAGCAACTTGGACAATAACACATAATTTGGGTAAGTTTCCATCTGTTACAGTAGTTGATAGTGGTAATAGTGTAGTAGTAGGAGATATAGATTATATTAACTCAAATGTAATAAAGTTAAATTTTAACTCAGCATTTGCTGGGTGTGCGTTTTTAAATTAAATAAATAAATAAATAAAAATTAAGTAATCATGGCAAGTATTAAATATTTACAAAATATAGACCTCAATGGTAGTGAATTGCAAAATGCAGTTGTACAGAATTTAGGGTCTAGTCCAACCGTATATGGTGATGGGCAAATTTACTATGACACTGGTGTAGATAAACTATTTTTACGTGCCAACGGTGCATGGGTAGCTGTACAAACAGGGTCAGAAGGAGATACAAAGTATGACCTTACAGGTGTTGGATCCACAAATGGTACAGCAGGTGTAAGACTTACAGAACAAGGAACATCTAATCATGATGATGTATTAATTGTTGGTGCTGGTACAGTAGGAGTAACAAGAAGTGGTAATACACTGACAGTTACAGGAACTGACTCAGCAGCTGGTACAGTAACTTCCGTGTCAGGTGGTACTGGTATTACAATTAGTGGATCAGCAACAGTTACTCCAACAGTTAACATTGACTATTCAGGAACTGACAATGCAATTTTAGCTGCTTCAGCTGCAACACCTGTTGGTGCTGATACATTATGGTTCTCTGATGCAAGTGATAATACAATTAAAAAATCATTGTTATCTAACTTCCCAGGATTTGGGGCAGATGGTACAGTACTTTCAGTAGGTTCAGGTGCAGGTTTAACGGGTGGTACAATAACTACTACTGGTTCATTAGCAGTAGACTATGCAGGAACTGATAACGTTATACTAGCTGCAGGAGATGGAACATCTGTAACATTAGCAGATGCAGATGATTTCTTATTTTCTGATGCAACTGATAATGCTGCTAAATATGCAAACTTATCTCAATTAAAAACATATATTAATGCATCTGCTGGTTCTGTAACTTCAGTAGGTGTAAGCGGTGGTTCAACAGGAATGTCTTTTAGTAACTCTCCAATTACTTCTACTGGTACAATGACAATGTCAGGTACATTAGATGTAGATAATGGTGGTACAGGACTTTCAAGTTATACAACGGGAGATATACTATATGCTTCTGGTGCATCAACATTAGCTAAATTAGCTATAGGTTCAGCAGGACAAGTATTAAAAGTATCTTCAGGTGGAATTGTAGAATGGGCTGCAGATACAAATACAGGACTTACAAGTGTTGGTATTACAGAAACAGGTAGTGCACTTACAATTTCTAATACTCCTCTTACAGCAAATGGTAACATAAACATTGCTGGTGCAGGTACTTCTTCACAAGTAATTTTAGGTAACTTAACACTTGCTACTTTACCAGTAGATGGTGTAACAAGTATAGGTATAACTCCAGGTACAGGATTAGATGTAAGTAATTCACCTATTACAAGTAGTGGTAATATTGGTATTACACTTGACTTAAGTGAATTAACTACAGTTACAGCTATTGATCCTGCTAATGATTTCTTAGTAGGTGTAGATGGAACGGCTAATGAAAAAATATTATACCAAAATGTACATCTTAACCAATGGGGTGCTGCTGAAGCTGATGTAAACATTGGATCAAATAAATTATTGAATGTAGCAAATGGTACAGCATCTTCTGATGGTGTTAACTTAGGGCAAGTACAATCTCTTGTAGCTGGAGTTGGTGTATTCCAAGGTGGATATAACGCAAATACAAACACTCCTAAAATAGCAGGTACAAGTAACATTGCACTTACTACAGGTGACTTCTTTGTTGTTACTACAGATGGTACTATATCTTTCAATGGTAGTACTGTAGCTGTAGAGGTTGGTGATATGATTTATGCTAATTCAGATATTAGTGCAAGTTCCAATCCAGCAGAAACAGCTTATAGTATTGTTATTCAAGATCAAAACATTGCAGGTACAGGTTCAACAGATGGAGCAACAGAAAAAGGTGTTGCTGGATTTAGTAGTGCTTCTTTCTCAGCAACAGCAAATGGATTTATCACAATCAAAACAGGTGGTATATCAAATGCTATGTTAGCAAATACTCCTAATTACATTATTGGTATTGACACAGATATTAATACTTCAGGTGTTGAAGTAGTTGATCAAATTAGTTTAACTGATGGTGTTGTACAAACATTAACTAAAAGAACATTACCTGATGCAACTACAAGTGCACGTGGTGTAGCTGAAACAGCAACTCAAACAGAAGTTAATGATGGTACTTCAGGAGATCACTTAATGGTAACTCCTGCTACATTAAAAGCTCATTTAGATGCTCAAAGTTATGCAGTAGATTGGCCATCAAGTAATGCATCATCTCAGGCTATATCACATGGTTTAGATACTTTAGATGTTATTGTTCAAGTATTTGAGAAGAGTTCTGGTAATACTGTATTCTGTGGAATTGAAAGAAACTCTACAAGTCAAGTAACAATTACTACTTCAGGTACTACTACAGCTAATACTTTAAGAGTTCTTGTTACAAAAGTAAGATAATAATATAATTAATGAAAGGGTGGTCTAATCACCACTCTTTCATATTATGTTTTTATTTTGTATTTTTGATTAAAAATAAATTAGATGGCAATAAACTTCTTAAATAATCAGTCAGTAACAGGTACTTTAAGTGTGTCTTCTATATCTAATGATAATTCTTCCTATACTGGTATATTAGTTTGGGATGGTGGTGTTCTTAAATATAGAACTAAATCACAAGTTAGATCAGATATAGGTGCAGGCACAGGAAGTGGAACTGTTACCAGCGTTGCTATTTCTAATGGTGGTGGTATAGGTGTTAGTGGATCTCCTATAACTGGCAGTGGTACAATTACTTTAACTAATTCAGATAAAGGATCAAGTCAAAATATATTTAAAAATATTGCAGTTAGTGGTCAAAGTACTGTAGTAGCTGACTCTAACAATGATACTCTAACATTAGTTGCAGCTGGTGGTATGACTATTACTACAAGTGGTGATACTATAACTTTAAACTCAGCTAATGATAATGATAATAACTATTTAACTAGTTTAAGTTTTAATACAGGAAATGGTGTTCTTACTGCAGCAAGAAATGGTCTATCTTCTGTTACAGTAGATCTAGATGGTAGATATGTAGAAGTAGCAGGTGATACAATGACTGGTGATCTAGTGATGGATGATAATAGTGGTGCCTCACCTAGTATATATTTTTATAATGCATCAAATAACTATGCTAGATTGATGATGGATACTAGTGATCAATTTCTAATAAAAATAGGTACTACAAATGAGATGACTATGTCATCAACAGCAACTACTTTTGATTCATCTGTAACAGCTCAATCATTGGTATTAAGTAGTGCATCTGATGCTATGATTACTCTTAATCAAACAGGTACTGATACAGGATGGAGCTATATAAACTTTCAAACAAACAATGTAAGAAATTATTATGTTGGACAAGATTCAGATAAAAACTTTGAAATATATAATGATAATTTAGATGTTATAGCAATATCTGTAAAATATGCTACAAATTTTGTAAACATAGGAGGAGACTTAACAGTTGAAGGTGGTGATATTATTTTATCAGGTACCGGTAGAATACAAGGTATTGATACTGTATCCCTAGGTACAGATGCAGCAAATAAAACTTATGTAGATAATGCTGTATCAGGTGTACCTCAAGGTACAGTAACTGGTACAGGAGTTGATAATAGGTTAGCTATTTGGAATGGTACAACTGCTATTGATTCTGATGCTGACTTTTATGTAGATGGTGATACAATATATTCATCAAATTTTGAAGCAAGTGGTAAAGTAGTAACTCCTGAAGTAGTAACTCCTAAAGTAGTAGGTAGTACTATAACTTTAGATTCAGCTGGAGATATTGTTTTTGATGCTGATGGTGCAGATATTGCACTTAAAGATGGGGGTACTGAATTTGGTAGATTTACAAGAGCTAGTTCTGATTTTATAATTAAATCAATGTCAAATAATAATGATATTCTTTTAAAAGGAATTGATAATAGTTCTACAATCACAGCTCTTAAATTAGATATGTCTGATCAAGGTTGGGCATATTTTAATACAGGTATAGCAGTTGCAAACTCAGGAGCAGAAAGTACATTTGCAGGGAAGGTAACTGTTTCAGGTTTTGTTGCAGCTGCAAGTTTAAGACCTACAAATATAGCTACAAATAAAATAGTAAAGTTTGATGGTACAGACTTAGATGATTCTATAATGACTGATGACGGTAGTACTGTAACTGTTGCAGGTGATTTACAAATACAAAAATCTACACCAAAAATAACTTTTAACAATACAGCTGGTGGAGGTTTAGACCCAATATTAACGGCATCAGGTAGTAATTTTACTATTTCAACAACTAGTATTACTCCACTTTCAATAGCTTTAGATACTGGTAACACAACTATTCTTGGAAGTTTAACAGCTGCAATTGCTGCTGATACTAATAGTACATATGCAGGTATTGTTGTTTCAGAAAATGGATTACTAAAATATAGAACTAAAACACAAATTAGAAGTGACATTGGTGCAGGTACTGGTGATGGTACTGTTACATCTGTATCCTCTGGTAATACAAATACAATTACTGTAGGAGGGTCTGCAACAGCACCAACTATATCAGCTAATACAGGTGCTGTAAGTAGTAGTTCATCAAACTTAGCAACAGGAGCACAAATTCAAACAGCTATTAATACAGCTGTAACAGGAGTTTTAGCATTTCAAGGAACCTGGAATGCATCTTCAAATTCACCAACATTAACAAGTGGATCAGGTACACCCGGGCATTATTATATTGTGGGAACTGCAGGATCTACTAACCTAGATGGCATAACAGATTGGGCCGTAGGAGATTGGGCAGTATTTTCTGATTTAGCAACAGATGCTTGGCAGAAGATAGATAATACCCAAGTTGGTAATGTAACAGGTTCAGGAGCTAATACCAGAATACCAATATGGAATAGTTCTTCAAACATAACTTCAGATAGTGGTTTAACATTTAATACATCAACAAATCTTTTAACAGTAGGTGGTCAAGTAAATTGGTCAGGTGGTCATTCTGGAGAATCTAATGCTGCTTATGATAACATGATTACTGCATTCAGTGATTCAGGTTCTTCTACAATAACATTAACGCTTACACAACAAGATGGTGGTACTTTAACTACATCATTTAGTAATCCACAAGGAACAACTACACCAAGTAATACACAAACATTTACAAATAAATCTGGTAATATATCACAGTGGACTAATGACTCAGGTTATACAACTTTTGCAGAGCCAGGAATATTTTCTGGGGGTGGTACACCCACTTTAGCAAGTGGTGTAACAGCAGCTGAGATAAGATCTTTAATAGGAGCAGGTACTGGAAGTGGTACAATGACAGGTTTTGGAGTAGCATCTGCTGTTGGTGGTTCTTCATTTACTATTACTAATGGAGAAACAGTAAGTATAGTAGGAGGTACAAATATTCAATCAGTAATAGATACAGGTGATGAAAGTATTACATTAAATTATAATGGTCCTTTACCAGCTATAACAACAGATGGATCTACGCCTTCTTTAGCTAGTGGTATATCAGCTGCTGAAGTAAGAAGTTTGATAGGTGCTGGGACCGGAGCAGGTACAATGACAGGCGTTGCATCAGGAGCTGGTTTACAGGGAGGAGCAACATCAGGTATAGCTACTCTTGCTGTAGATTATCAAGGAACAGATAATTATATATTAGCAACACCCTATGGTGCTGAAACCCCTGTTGCAGCAGATACTATTGCATTTGTAGATTCTGATAATAATGTTCATAAAACTACTATTAGTAATTTACCATTTAGTAATAATTCTGGTACTGTAACAGAAGTATCTGGTGAAGGAACAGTAAATGGAGTAACATTAACTGGAACTGGAACAGGTGCTGTTACTTTAACTCTTGGTGGATCTCTATCAATAAGTAACTCAGATTGGGATGGGACTGATTTATCTGTGGCTAATGGTGGTACTGGAGCTTCAACCGCAGCTGGTGCAAGAACAAACTTAGGTGTTGTAAACGACACTGGTACTCCAGCTATTTTATCAGATGGTTCAAGTCCAAGTTTAAATACTGGAATAAGTGCTGCTGAGATCAGGAGTTTAATTGGTGCTGGTACAAGCTCAACAAATAACTATGTTAGTTCTGTATCATTTGCTACCGGAACAGGTGTTCTTACATTAAATAGAAGTGGTCTAAGTGCATTAACTGTAGATTTAGACGGTAGATATTTACAGCTTTCTGGTGGTACAATGACCGGTGATGTTACATTTAATGATAATATAAAAGCACTATATGGTACCGGTAATGATTTACAAATGTATTATGATGGTAGTAAAGGTATTATAGATAATAGAGCTGGATCAATGCAAATACGTTCTGCTGATGAGCTTTCTATAATGAAAGGTTCTTCAGAAACTATGGCAACATTTACACCTGATGGTGGAGTAACTTTAAATTATGATAATTCTCTTAAGTTTGAAACAAAATCAACTGGTGCAAAAGTAACAGGAAGTTTAACTGTAACATCAGCTCTACAAGCTAGTGGTAACTTACAAATTCAAGGTACTGAGATAGACTTTGAACAAACTACTAATTTATTATTAGGAAATGGTACGCAAATAGAGATAGATGGAGATGCTGGTACAACTGGACAATATTTAAAATCATTTGGAAATGGTAATGGTGTACAATGGGCTGATATACCAAGTCCTACTACTACTCAAACTATAATAAACAGTAATTTTATAGACACAGGAAGTAATACAAATGCATTAAGAATACCTTTTAATAGTTTAAATGAAACAACTTCAAATCAGTATTATAACTGTATGGATATGCCGGCTAATGGTACTGTTAAAAGATTTAGAATGCATAATGTTAGTGGAAGTATGAGTACTGGCTTTACTACAACAATGTTGATATTTAAAAATGGTAGTACAACACCTACATCTTCTGGTACATTAACTGCTTCTAGTGGTCAAATTGAATGGGAACCTAGCAATTACACATTTAGCAAGGGTGATCATTTACAGTTTGCATATGCTAAAAGTGCTTTAAGCAAGTATTGGCAAGGTGTTGCTGCTTCAATAATAATTGAATTTACACAAGTATAATGGCAAATATAAATGATAACATAAGAGGTAAAAAACTATTTAAACAAGGAAGCTCAGGACAAAAAGCTGTCAAAGGTAGTGATGGAGAAATAACAGTTTCTAAAGAAATATCTGATGATTTAGCAAGTCTAACAGACATTAGTGAGATATTTAATGATGATGGTCTATATCAAGTAAATAGATTTTTATTGAAACAAATAGAAGATCTAAGAGAAGATGTAGAGGAATTACATGCATTTATAAAAGCTGCTTTTGGTAAAGACTCTTCAGCTGCTAGTTCACAAGGACCTAAAGGTAATACTGGTGCACAAGGACCTAAAGGTGACACAGGAGCAACAGGAGCTCAAGGTCCAAAGGGTGACACTGGTGCTAAAGGAGATAAAGGTGATAAAGGAGACAAGGGTGCTACAGGTGAGAATGCTTCACTAAGTGGATTTGAAGGAAAGAAAACAGTTGGTAAAGAAACCTGGACTTTTGAAGATGGTTTATTAAAAACAGTAAAATAATATATGCATTTTAAATCTTTTTGGAATGAATTTGATTATGACGTTTTTAAAGACGGGCAAGTAAAAAATGTAAATGGTTCTTTTATGTTTGTTCCATTTATGCATGGATTAGATGATCCTATATATAAAAAATATATAAAAGAACTTTTAAAACTAGACTGGTTGCATCATAAACTTTGGATTGTTGGTGGTATACTAGAAGGTTGGCCAACAACAGATATAGATATATGTGTTACTGGTAAAGCTGATCATAGAACTAGAGAATTAATGTTGCACGCTAGAGCTATGGGACCTTTTGATATGTATTGGGTTAAGAACTATGATAAAATATTTAAAGGTAAAGATAATGGAATAAAAGTTTGGGAGTTTGCTAAAGCACATGACAGATGGAGTCAAAATAGTAGACAATGGACTGGTAAATGGAAGAAGAATGGATTGTTTCATATGACTGGGTTATTTCAACCTAAAGAAGGTAGAGAATATACAAAAGATGCACAACAAATAAATTAACAATGAAAAAGAAAAAAAAAGTAATTAAAAAAACTACAAGCAAAAAAGCAGCTGTAAAAAAGCCAGTTGTTAAAAAGCCAGTTGTTAAGAAACCTGTAGAAGTAAAACCTGTAATAAAATATACTTGGGATATAATATCTATAGATACTTATAATCATCCTGAGAAGGGAACGGATCTTATAAATCAAATAGTATATGAGATAACAGGAACTTGGACTAAAGGTTCTATTAAGAAAACTGGATCTACATCAGGAGCAATAGCTGTAAACTTTGATAAAGATGATAAGTTTTCCACTGGAGCTTTCCAACAATTTACAAAAAAACAATTAGTAGATTATATAAAGAGAAAGATAAGTGATAGGCATTTACAAGCTATGATAGATATAATAAATAAAGAATTCTTACAAGCTAAAAAAACTGTAACAGAATTTTCTTGGAATAAATAATTTTTATATATTTGTTTTAAATAAATATTTATACAATGGCAAAAACAAAAAAACCTTCAAAACCAAAAGTAGCTAAAAAGCTATCAAAGGAAGAATTAGAAAATGTAAAAGATTTACAGAATAGAATTCAAAGTGTAGTATTAAACTTAGGTTCTGCAGAATTAGCTAAACAAACAATAGCAAAACAGCATGCTGATCTAACTAATGAATGGAAAGCTATGACCGCTGAACTAGAAAAAAAATATGGTCAAGTTAATGTCAATCTTGAAGATGGCAGTCTTTCTCCTATTGAGAGTTCAGAGGGGAAGTAAAATTCTAAAATCATAAATATTAGCAAAAAATTTTTAAGAGCTGACTTCTTGTTTGCTTTTAAAAATTTTTGTATATTATAATTGTAGAGTTTACAACACGGTACGTTATAGTAAAATAAATATTTATGATCCCAACAATATCAAGCGGTAGCACAAACGGATGTGATAACATTTCTTCTAATTGTGTAGTATGGCAAGGACCAGACATTTCTTGTATAAATTTATGTACAGGAGATACAATAAGTGATGTTACATATAAATTAGCTACAAAGGTATGTGATCTTATTACCAATGGTGTAAGTGCAAATCCAAGTCTAGCAGGTTTAGATTTAACATGTTTAAATATTCCTGGAATTACACCAACTGAATTAGTTCCTGTTTTACAAGCAATGGTAAAACAAATATGTGCTAATACAGGATCTAATCAAGTACCAAACTCTAACAGTAGCCTTTCTTCACAGTCACAAGTACAAGCTGACTTACCAATGATGACATTACCTGCATGTATGCAGTATAATGATGCAAGTGGCAATCCTGTTACAAGCTTACGTCTAGATGAATTTGCAACATTGATAGCAAATCAAGTATGTACAAATTTAGCTAGCATACAAGTAATTAATACTACTCTAACAAGTTATAGTTCAAGGTTAGATGTATTAGAAGCATGTGTATTACCATGCTCATCTACAGTTGTAGAAAAACAGGTTGTTCCAACATGTATTATAAATGTAGGGCAACTAACTGATGTATCAGTTTTATTATTAGCATTAGAAGTACGTTACTGTGCATTAGAGACAGCAGTAGGGTTACCAGCAGCTATTAACTTAGCTATGAATCAAAGTACTATACAATCTTCTACTTCATCTTTATATGGCGTAGCAGGTAACAATGCTTCTTACGGATCATTATCAGGATGGAATGGTACTGTATCTAATTTAGCACAGAGTGTACAAAATGCATGGGTTGTTATTGATGACTTATATAATGCATTATCACAAGTACAAACAAACTGTTGTCCAAGTGGATGTGATGGAATTACTTTTGGATATACTACAAGTAATCTTTTTGCAACAAGTGGATTAATTAATGCAGTAAACTTTAATTTCCAAAGTAGTGTAGTACCAAATTCTTTTAGTGATGCATCAGGATTTAGCAAACTTATTGTAACAGATGTTAATGGCGTAAAAGCAGAGACTACTGCTAGTGTTGCTTTATTACAAAATAGTGCAACAGGTATTACTTTACCTTTACCATCTGGATTTAATTCTTCTCAAAATATGACATCACAAGTACAATTTTCATTTACAAATGGAACAAATGTTTGTGATGATAATATATCAAAAACTATAACAGGTGTAGTACCATGTCCTGCTTCTATTACCACAACAAGTATTACTAGTACAAATGTAACAGTAGGCTTTACTCAATTGTTAGGTACAACTGCTGTATATAAAATAGATATTTTAAATACTTCAGGTGTGGTTGTTAAGACTTATACTCAAAATAGTCCTGCTGGTGCAGTGAGTCATACGTTTACTGGTTTAACACCAGGTAGTCAATATAATGTAAGAGTAACAACTACATTTAATGGAGCAAGCAAAGTATGTGACTTAGTTCCATTTGCAACAACTTCTGCTGCTGCATCATGTAGTGCAGGAATGGATGTTGCCTTTGTTGTAGATTATAGTAATAGTATGGGTACTTCAATTGATGCAATCAAAGCTGGTATAACTACAGTTGTAAACTCAGTTACTTCACAAGTAGGATCTAACGTATATAGATTAGGTTTAGTTACTGCTGATGAACGTTCAAGTAGTACTCCTACATATAATACATCATCTGCTTATCAAGCATTACCAGCAGCACAAAGAGTTATAAATACTGGTACAAGTACTTACCAATTTATAACTGCATGGGAGATGTTCCAAAATAATAATCAATCATCATTTACTACTCAGTTAAATAAACTTAATTCAGGAGCACCTACATCAGGTGTACCATTAGGATCTGGTAATGGAATAGCTGAACCAACAGATATGGCAATAGGTTTAATAATAGAATCTAATGCCTTCTTAGGAGCATTTACTGGTTCATCTGCTAAATATGTTATAGTTATAACTGATCAATTACCAAGTGGTGATGATGATCAATTTAACCAAATAGATGCTGCAAGACTGAATAGCTTACAAGCAACAGCATTAACAGCAGGAATTAAAATATTTGTTTGTGGTCCTGGTACAAGTAGAACATATACTCCACTTGGAGGAGATGCATACTACCCATGGAGAGAGCTTGCTACAAACACAGGAGGAAACTGGAATGTATCTGAGAGTCCAGCAACAATAGCATCATTAATAACTAATGGTTGCTCATAAATAAAAATTAAAAGATATGGCATGTAATTGTACAAAATGTAGTCAAAAATGTAGCTGTGCTGACACAGCCATTACTAACGCATGTACATACACAGATTGTAGTGTAGGTAGTGAAAGATGTGATGATATTCAATGTGCAGCATGTGTAAGCTATTGTGGTACATCTTTTCAAATAGGTACTACAGGGCAAATGATTCAAATAACTTCTGGTGAAAGACTTGATTCTATTATACAGAAGTTTGCCTCAATTTTATCACAAGGACTAGGTGCATGTACATCTAATGATGTAGTACACAATCCTTATAATGTTTATGCAACGGCAGTAACAAGTTCAAGTATTACAGTTGTATGGGATGGTGTTTGGAGTTCTACCTCTGGATTTAATGTGTATAGAGATACACAGATAAATCCTAGTGGATGGACACTCTGTAACGGATCAGGTGTAATAGCAACAACTATTAGAAGTTACACTATTACAAACTTAACTGCTAGCACTGCATATAAAATCAAAGTTCAAGATGCAGGTATAGGTAGTGGATGTGAGCCAATAGAATTATTGGTTTCAACTCTTGCTGCTTCATAGAAAAAACAACTGTGGTGGTTTGTTGGTTTTCTACTACAAACGTTGGAGAGACTGGTTCAAAAAGGCCAGTCTCTTTTTTTTTACTATCTTTATAAAAAAATAAACAAATGAATTACAAAAAACAAAAAGTAATTGATTCCTTAAAATGGAAGAAACATCCTAAAATTAGTGCTCAAAGACTTGGAATGTCAGAAGATGAGTACATAAAGATTAAACAAGAAGTTCTTCAAGAAAGAAAGAATGCAAGAAAAAAAGCTAATTTTTTTAGCAAAGCAGCTGATAATTCTCAGCTGGTAGAGTCAATAGACTTAGATAAAGGACAGGGTAAAATATCTGGTACATTTGATTATGAACCTAAGACAGCAGAAGAAATAATATCCTTACTAAAGATAGATACAAAAAAATGGAAACTATCCCAGTATTGGAATAAACAAATGGGAGATCACTGGAGAGTATCTGCTTTAGTAACTAAGTTAAAAGATCCAGAAGAAAATCTATTTAAAAATTTACTAGAGACCTGGCAACCTAAAAAAAATAAAATACCTAAGATAGATACTAAAAAATTAAAATCTTTAAATCCTGTTTGTGGTGTTATGTCTTTACAAGATATACATTTTGGTAAAGAAGGTAATGAAACTATAGATAAAGATTTTGAGGATACAGTTAAAAATCTTATGAGTAGAGCTGTTCCTGTTAATTATATTGAAAAGCTTTATTTTGTAGTAGGAGGTGATCTAATTAATATGGATACATTTTCTGGTACTACCACCAGCGGTACACCTTTAGATAATTGTATGAATGCTACAGAGGCTTATGTACAAGCATTTGATGCTATGCACTGGGCTATAAATTATTTAAAAGCATTTTGTAAAGAACTTGTGGTAGTCTATGTTCCAGGTAATCATGATAGATTATCTTCATACCATTTAGTTCATGCTTTATCCAAGTCAATAGATTGTGATGAGATTGTTTGGGATATATCTTATGAAGAAAGAAAGGTACATGTATGGCATAATAATTTTAATGCATTTGAGCATGGTGATAAACCTACTAAGAATACCCCTCTTGTTTATGCAACAGAGTATCCAAAAGAGTGGGGTAACACAACAAACAGAACATTATTTACAGGACATTTTCACACTGAAAGAAAAGTAGAATATATGACAACCGCTGAGACAACAGGGTTTATACATAAGACTTTACCAAGTTTAGGTAAAACTGATTATTATCATTATAGTAATAAATATGTAGGTAACAGAAGATCTGGTAAATTAGAAATACAACATCCTACAATGGGCAACATCTGTGAATTAACTTATCAAGCATTATAAAGACCTCACTTAAATTTCATAAAGTGGGGTTTTTTTTGTAAATTATAAATATAACTATATGATCAACAATTTTAAAAAACCAAATTTAAATGCTCCAAGGTACAGAGAGAAAAGATTGGGGTTATTAAATAGTGAAACAATAAAAGAATTTAAAGAGAAAAAACCTTTATATTCTAATATAGATAATAGTAAGTTAAAACAAATAATAAAATTATATAATATTAAATTATGGAAGGCTGTTATTAGTAATAGAGATGGAGTAGAATTACCAGATTCATTAGGGTTTTTATTTATAGGAACATGCCCTTCTTCTAAAACGGTAAATACTAATTATGCACTATCTCAAAAATACGGTAAAGTCTTACAAAATAGAAATTGGGAAACAGACGGGAACATTGGAAAAATATTTTATACTAACTGGTCAACAAAGTATAGATTCAAAAATAGAGAGTTGTGGCATTTTGTAGCATGTAGAGATTTTAAAAGATCTGTTGCAAAAGAATATCCAAATAAGTGGACACAATATGTAGTAATGAAAAATAAATATAGGGTTGCACATTTATATGATTCCAATCCTGAAGAAACCAAAGCTCAATTAAAATATTATGATGAATTTGAAACATAAATAATATGTCAACAATAGCTGAGGTAGTATCAAGAATTAGAGGTCAAGCAAAAGCAGAAGTTCAAGATGCTTTTATAACTGACAGATATATATTTAGTCTTATAGAAAAGTTTGCTCAGATATTAATGAGAAGGCAAGACTTTGCAAATAAGCTAATGAAGTTTAATTCTGTATGGAAAAATTTACCATACGTTGAACTAATAGATGTAGATAAAGTAGAAGCAGGGTGTTCAGGCATTACAAGTGGATGTACTATAAAACGTTCTAAACATAGACTTCCTTCAATGTATGAAGGATACTGGGGACCTCTTATCCGTACAGTAAGTTCTATAGATGGATCTCAAGAATTACAAGCAACACAGCCTGGTACATATACATCAATGACAAAAACAACATCTTTTAAATATAACAAGACATTATATTTTTGGTGGTTAGATGGTTATATATATTCTCCAAACATAGAGTGGGATGCATTACAAGTTGAAGGGGTGTTTAATTCTGATATAACTAAATGGAATTGTGATACAGAAGATGACTGTACACCAAGATATCAACAACCAATATACATTCCTGAAGCTTTATTTGCAGAAATAGAAGCACAAGTCTTACAAGTTATGTTAGGGACTATGCAAATACCTTCTGAGGATTCTGACAATAAACGTAATATAAATAGACAATAATGGGAGTATCACAAAAATATAGAACATTCAGTCAATTGATGGAAGATGTATCCATAGACTTTTCTACATATGCGTTAGAGGGGATGATTGAACCACAACAACTAATTAAGGTTGCACAAAGAGTCAACTATGATTTAGGATTAAGAATACACAGAACAAAAGAAGCTGTATTAGATATAGAACATGGTAAAGCACAATTACCTATGGATTTTAAATATCTTAATTATGCTTTTAGATGTGGGTCTTATACAGTAAATAATACAATGCCTTCAGGAACACATGTAGAAACATTTAATGATGTTCCTTATGTACCAGCTCCTGGTGAGTCTGGACCTTGTGAGGATCCTGAATGTAGAGATGTGTGTGTTATAAAAACATGTGATGATAAAAAAGAGTATCAATTAATACAAAGAGTGGGTCCAAATCAGTATAGACAATTTTCTAGTTGGTCACAATTAAGAATACAAAATGTAAATGATCCTGTTTGTTTTTGTCCTGCATTAGGTGCACAATCTTTAGATATAGCAGAAATTAAAGATGGTTTTATGTGTACTACTTTTAAGACAGGTAAAGTATATATAAGCTATCAAGGTGAAATGGAAAGTGCTGAAGGAGACTTGTTAGTGCTAGATCAACCATATTGTAATGAGTATTATGAATATGCTATAAAGCAAAGAATATTAGAAAATATGGTATGGCAAGGAGAAAATGTATCTCAACAATTACAATTAGTAGAGGTTAGACTTAGAGCTGCTAGAAATAATGCATTAGGTTTTGTAAATACACCAAACTTCCAAGAAATGAGAAAAGTTTGGACTATGAATAGAAGAGCTCAATATCATAACTATTACAATATGTTCTTAAGTTATGCTCCATTGCAACCAACAATACAAGGACCTGGTGTAGTAACTAGTGGACCAAATTCTGTTGTACAAGAAGCAGCCGCACCATCAAGTGGATGTGATACTACAACAGCAACATAAATAATTATTCAGAGTTATGGCAAAAAAAAAGTCTAAATCTACACCGCAGCAAGGTCAAAGAAAGGCTGGGAGACCAGCTTTTAGTTCTTCTTCAGTAAGAATTAATACATTCAACAAAGGGATGAACAAAGACATTGCTCAATCCCTTGAGTTAAATACTCAGTGGTGGCATGCAAGAAATGCAGCTAATTATGATGCTGATGGTGATGTAGGTCTAATAGGTAATGAGCCAGCCAATCTACAATGTGGTGTAATACCTTACACTGTTATAGGAGCTATACATAGATATGGAGATGAGTGGATAATATATTCTACTGATGACATTAGCTCTGAGATAGGACGTTTTGATGATAGTGAATGTAAATATGAAACTATTGTAAATGCTCCTTGTTTAAATTTCAAAAAGAAACATTTGATTACAGGTGCAGCAAAAGAAAATTTTGATTGTACATGGCAGGTATATTGGGATGATGGACTAAATCCTTCACGTACTTTAAATATAGATGATGTACCATATATTCAAGAAATAGTTTCAGCTCCAGGAGATCCATGTATAGTATATGAAGATAAAGAACCAAAGGTATTAGACTGTGAAAAGATTAGACTTGCACCTTTAGTATCTACACCTTGCCTAAAACTTACTAAAGCAAGAGATGGAGGTTTATTATCAGATGGATGTTATCAGGCATTTATAGCTTATGTAGAGAATGAACAAAGAGTTACAGACTACATAGGTATATCTAACCTACAAACTTTATGGAATCATAATGATGATGCATGTGGTTTAAACTTAGATATATCTGAGTTAGATAAAGATTATGAATTTTTTCAACTAACATTATTAATAAGAAATCAAGGACAGTTATTTAGAAAGATTATAGGACTGTATAGTACAGAAGTAACATCAATAGATATAGATTTTATAGATCCTACTTTACCATCTGAGACAGCTGTAGATTTATTTTTTATATCTCCTTCCTATGAAAAATCAGATTCTATGTTTGTTGTTAATGATTATTTAATTAGACAAGGACCAACTGAACAATTTGATTTTAATTATCAACCAATAGCAAATAATATTGTAACTAGTTTTGTTGTCAATCAAGTACCTATTGATTATTACTATAAAGCAGGTAATAAGTTAGGATTTATGCGTGATGAACAATATGCATTTTTTATAAGATGGATATATAATACAGGAGAAAGATCTGCATCATATCATATACCTGGTAGAGCTCCTAAACCATATACACTACCAAATGGCACAACATTTAATGAAGATGAAAAAATTGTTAGTTCTAACTCTGTAAATGTATTAGGTGATGAAGAATATGTATTTCAAGTATATAATACAGGTCAAGTAACTCAAGCAGTAAGTGAACAACAAGAAGATGGTAGTTTTATAGTTGCACGTGGTGAAATGGGATACTGGCAATCAACAGAAAGATATCCTAGTAATAGACCAGATATATGGGGAGATTTATGTGGTGAGTTTATAAGACATCACAAAATACCTAGTGAGCAACAAGGTGGTAGTGATTTAGCTTTAACAAGTATAAACGAAGACTTTATAAATATTGTTGGTGTTGAATTCTCAAACATTGCTAGACCAATAGATAATGACGGTAATGTTATTGAAAACATAGTAGGTTATGAAATACTAAAAGGATCTAGAATGGCTGCTAAAAGTATTCTAGCAAAAGGTATGTTTAAGAACATGCGTGAGTATACTGTTCCTGCTGCTGATAATTTATTAGGTAATGATATACAAGGTTTATATGTTAATTATCCATACAATGATTTAAGACCTGATCCATACTTTACAACAAGTAGAGATACAGAAGGCTGTGATGATTATGCTGATTCTATTAGTAACTTCCCTCCTTTAACTGGTTATAGAACAGATGTATTTAGTTTTCATTCTCCTGATCTTATGTTTACTAAACCTTTCTTAAATACAAGTGAGGCAAAAATTTATGGAGAAATACATGGTAGTTCATCTGGTAAATTTATACCATCAGAAAATCATCCTGGACAAAAGCTATTAAGAAACATATCTGCTTTGATTTCTGCATTTATTGGTTTAGGTTATGCTGTAAGACAAATACAAGGTACACCTAATGTTACTGCACTTCCTGTACAGGCTATGAATAATGCATATCCTGAATGGCATCTAAAATTTAAAGATATAGGTGGTGGAGGAGGAA